GTTGCTTGATAGCAGATTCAACTTGGGAGTTTGTCGCTGGCGAACGATATCCGACTACTGGGATATGGACCTCTTCGTTGAGTACCGCCTTGGTTGACCAGTCATCCTTAGTGACTGTATGCATTTCAATGGGCAGTTCGACTTTGAATACGCCTGTCGCTCTCTTGATAATCCGATTTTTGGCTACTGTAATTGCTTTCTTTATCCCCATCTCCCTAAGGTGGAGGATCTTTTGGTAGATATCCATTTCAATCTTAGGATCGAGTGTAAGTGTGAATATTGGCCTACCATCTTGATAGGTAATCTCAACCTTGCTCTCCTGATAAACCTCCCATTTTCTTATCCCTTTTGTCCAGACATTATGGCCCTTAGTATCTTTAGCCTTCAGCCTAAGCGCCTCGTGTAGCAGAGGGAAATTTAACGTTACGACATCCGTTTCTTGCACTCGTTCGCCTGATGCGTTGTAGTAGACTCCCTCAACCATTGCACTAGCTACATCACGGGTGTTCTCAAGAACCTGAATGTCCGTGAAGGATACATTTGCAACCTGATTCATCTTGGCATAGCCGGGGGCCATAATCCCGTACTCTGCAGGTTTATCAACTGTAGGAAGTGATATCTGATATAGGTCCTTAGTGACGTTTATCATAGCCTCAACCCGTTCTAGTTGGCCGAAGGAATCACCGTTACGTTTGATATCTGGCGGTTGAAATGCCATCAGTTGTTTGGACATTTACGCCACTCCCTTCACAAGCTCCACAAGAGCCAAATTAATCCGTAACTTGGTCTGCAGGTTACTAAGAGTCAATTTTGAATGCTCCAAAAAATCCTCTGCCTCCGCTACATTTTGCCTCTCAACCACCGTACATCCGTACATTTGTGCCGCTCTGATCTCAGCATTTTTACCATCGATAACCCCACTTGCAATAAGTCTTCCTTCTTCAATACGAAGCTCATCCTTAGCGGCTACGAGATCACGTGCAGACATATATACTTGCTCGTTAGCGGCCGGTATAGATATCTTCAAGTCCTTTAAGTCGTCTATTAAATTTTTATGCATTTGCCACGACCTCCTCATTCACGATATAATCAGATTGAATAATTTCCCCTACGTTGGACTCCGTTGGCGCGGAGTCTCTTTCTATTTGCCTGCAGTACGTGTTCCTATAGTGCATGTGCAGGCACGCAACACCTTCCCCGTTGTTTGAAATATCATAAAGTTCAACCCTCGACCCATCCTCCCTGCCTACATTAAATGGTGCTATTTCTACCGCCATGGCCGGAAATATATCGCTTAAAACAGTTAGTATTTCGGATAAATTCACATCATCCTTCGAGGCTATACTGATGTGCTCATTCCCCCCGTTGTGGGAACTAAACCCAGTCGAGCTTACTAGAGGGTGATTGCCTAATTTGCGGATAGCTAGGATTTGGTTATCCGTTAGTTTTTTCACACTACATACCTCCCCAATTTAAAGTGTCGAAACGATGGAACGTTGGTCCTGCATGTTCTTGGCCTACTTCCCTGCCATTCATGTAACTTACAACTACCCCGGCATCGGTAACGTCTGCGAGGGTCCTGTGGTCAGTCTCATTGTCCGTAATTGCTCGGTCTGACATAAGGAACTCCCACAAGATGTGATGCCGTTCGAGTTGTCTCTCGATGCGCCTAACCTCTTGGGCAATGCGTTGTTTTTCTTGTTCGGCTAGGAATGTTTTAACACGGTGATTGACCACTGGGATTGCCAGGAGTTTTTCGCGGATGGATTTAGCGATTTTTGACTTACGGAGTTTGTTGAGCATCGGTGGTTTCCTCCTCGTTCAGATATCCTTTACCCCTGCAACATTCGCAGATTTTACAAGGAGTACATTTTCCTAAATCGATAAACCACCCCTCAATAGTCTCAGCTAATTGCATCCCTGACCCCTTCACGAAAACCTCTTCGATTGGTTTGGGGCAAGTATCTTCTTCGCACTCATCGCATTCCTCGCACGGATTAAACAAAGGCATCTTTTCCCAAGAAATAGATTCAATAGTCGGTATCACTTTTTGCTCCGTAAATATTTGGTGAGATTTGCACTCGAACAGAATGATTGAATATTTGTAATCTCGGGTTTTCTTGTTTAAATTGAACTGCGCTATTCATCTCATTCTCCCTTCAAGGTTAAGTGAACCATCATTCCGCACTTGGGGCATTTTGTTTGAAAAACAAGAGATCCGCACAAACTAAACTCCGCAAGCTTACGATTGCATTGAGGGCATCTTATTTGATTCATCAGCCTTCACTTCCTTTGCAACCCAGCTCAACAAGCGCCGTAGGGCAGCCGCTTCTCTGACTGGGTCTGGATTAAATGTGCGAATAACCGTTACGTTGTCTTCGAATCTGCGACTCTTACGGGTTGGTTCGGTAATAATCGTGACAGGCTCAGCCATGCCGATCACCTCCTCTCTTTGTGCATACTGCAATTCTCTCCGTCCCAAATTTGGCATTCATCACGCATGCAATCGCGGTACTCGACCTGAATAATATTACCTGTGCTTTTACGAAGTGGTTCGAGAAAAGGACATTTACGAATTGGATGATCGCCTTTGATTGTCATTTATGCCGCCTCCTTGATGTCGTTTTCCAGTAGATTCCTAATGACTAATGGAGCTAAATTGGTTAATCTATGAATTACCTACTAGGTGTTGCTTTTAATCTCCACTGTATTTAAAAAAAATAGATCATCCAGACTACATCCATCACAGATCTCCAATGCGCCCTCAATAAATTTACGCCCAGGATCCTGCTTTCCCCTTAAAACCCTGTAAAGGTGTGAACGATCGATACCCATTTCTTTTGCAGCTTCTGATTCCGACAAGTTTTTATCCTTAAGGACCTTTTCAAAAGCATCTATATTTAGCGCGACCTTTGCCATTGCGTTCCTCCTTTCTTGGTGTTGATTATTATCCCCAAAATCATTATCTCATAACTGGTGATTAAAGTCAACGTTTTGTTGTAAATAATCCCCGTTATTTTCTGTCCATATGTTGTAAATAGTCAACAACTTTATTATTATTAAGGTAGGCAAGATTGGAGTGATTTGGAAATGGATTTTGGAGTTTATCTGAAGTCTCTTATAGATAAACGTGAATATTCGTACCGGAAGCTAGCAACGCTTGCCGATATCGATCATACGTATATTTCTAAAATAGTCGTTGGAAAGATGGGGCCGCCATCTCCTGAAATATTAAGAAAAATAGCTGGTCCACTTGGTGTTTCCTATGAGGCACTCATGGATGCAGCGGGATACTTAACCTCGGATGATAAAGATCAGGATGAAGACCTCACCCCCACCCCTAAAGAGGAACACTTAACCTTCTACCGAAAAGTCGGACAATTAAGTCCGGAGAGTGTGGCAATCTTAGATCAGCAAGCCGACCACCTTCTCGAACTAGAAAGTAAAATAGTAGCGCGTAAAAACGCCGAGCGCAAAGCTGAACGTGCCAAGAAAAACAAATAGTTAAATAAACGACAAACAACTACCCAAAATACGGGTAGTTGTTCTGCTTTATTGATGGCCTACATATTTCGACATAAGAGGTGATAGAAAGTGTGGAATAATGAGGAATTAGTCGCACAATCATTTTTTGAGTCATATCTCAAGCACGAAGATTTCCCACTAGATCTTAATCGCATAGCCTTGGCGGTAGAGCAAAAGCTTGGTATTGAAGTATTTACGTATATTTGTGACTTACCAAATGAAGTTACTGCACAATTGCGAAAAGGAGACCACGCAGCACTTATCTATGTTAACAAAAATCATTCACTGGCCCGCCAACGATTCGGAGTGGCGCATGAATTTGGTCATATCCTCATGGGGCATCGTCATGGCATACCAGCACCAGGTATCGGTGAATCTGACGTAGAGTATGAATCTGCCAACAATTTTTCAGCAGCTCTGCTAATGCCTGCGTGGCATGTGCTATGTTTAGCAAAAAAATACCCAGACAGCTTTATCTTTCTTGTGCATAAAGTCTCAGGTTATTTTGGAGTAAGCCTAGAGGCAGCAGCTCGGAGATTGGCAGCAACCGAAGTGTTGCCTGGACTTTTAACGCTAGTCGATCCTTCAATTGGCAGACTAGATTGGGAATATCATTCTCCAAGTATCCACTTGGACCGTGGGGCCTTTCGTGAGTTCCTTGTTAGGTACTTCCAAAATCCTAAAAAACGCGAAGAAGATTTGGAAATTATGGGCTACCCTTTCCGGATCGAGGCTAAGCGTATGTGGGGTAAATACTTATTGACGTGTATGCCATTCACAATGGTGGCGGCTGGTTATGGGAGATAAGAAACCTGCAAACAAAACATTTAACTAATTTTGGTCGATCTAAATTGTTGACATCATAATTACCTTAATGCTATGCTTATCCCAAGAGCGCCAGAGCACCAGTATCTTTTCGCGAAAGATCAGAGAGCCAGAGCGCCATACTAATTAGAGGGCCTTCGAGCCCCATATTTCTCTTACGGGAGAAGTATGGGGTTTTTCGTTTGTCTATAGGAGGAAAATAGAGATGTTCAACTTTAACAATCAAGCATCAGGGTCAAAGGCAGTCTTCTACGGCCGCGTATCTTCGGAGGATCAGGCCGAGAGAGGCACAATACAAAACCAAATTGAATTTAGCGCGAAGTATTGCGCTCTCCATAAGATCAACATTTCAGAAAAGTACCTCGATGATGGCGTAACCGGCACGCTTCCCCTAGAAGAACGCGGAGATGGCCTTAGACTCATCGAAGATGCAAAGGCGGGTAAGTTTACCTTAGTGCTCATCTATCGCCTTGATCGCCTCGGCAGAACAGCCAGGGTTATTCTAAATGCGATTCACGAGCTTGAAGGATACGGGGTTCAGGTCAGAAGCATGACTGAGCCTTTCGACACTGGTGATCCGAGCGGAAGGTTCCTTGTCACTATTCTAGCTGGGGTAGCTGACTTAGACCGCTCTTCGACTCTAGACCGCTTATGGAACGGAGCAAACCGCGCTGCCCGTGAAGGGAAATGGCTAGGCGGCATTGTTCCATTCGGGTACCTAAAAGAAGATGCATATCTTATTCCCTCAATCGAACCCATGAGGGGATTTTATATGTCTGAGGTAGAAGTTGTTAGCATGGTATATCGACTCACCGTTGAAGAACACATGAGCACTTATAAGATCGCAGACTATCTCAATTCGTTGGGTATACCACCTTCTTATACCAAAGATGGCCGACAGATAAATAAAGGTAAGCGAAAAGAAAATACTGCAGGCATCTGGCGCCCTGGGCGAGTACGTGGAATGATCGCTAACTCCACTTACAAAGGAGTTCACGAATACGGAACAAGGTCCAAGAAACAGCGTGAAATCATACCTCGCTCAGTCCCTGCAATTGTTGACGTTGATACATGGGATCAAGCTCAAATAGTTCTTCACGAAAATCAGCTTGGTGCGGTCCGCAATGCTAAACGTAAATATCTCCTTCGAAGCCTAGTTAAATGTGGCTCCTGCGGACTAAATTATTGTGGAACGTCATATAGCGGACCTAGTGGACTCCCAAAAGGTTATTATACCTGCAATGGCAAACGAGCTTACAATGGTCCAAGTCTCGGGAAATGCTGCTCTAAAAACTTACCACAAGTTTGGGTAGAGGATCTTGTCTGGTCTGATATTATTCGTTTTGTTAATGATCCGGATGAAGTTTTACAAACACTTAAGCAGGATGCAGTTAAAAGCAAATCGAACATTAATCAATTTTCGGATGAAAAAGATGTTATAAGCAAGGCGCTAAAGCAAAAAGAGACTGAGAAACATTCTATTCTCGATCTCTTTAGGAAGAAACTTATTAGTAATTCAGACGTTGAGCAACAGCTCAGAAAGATCTCTGACGAAACTGTTAAATTAACGAATCGTTTAGCTGAGTTGAGCCAAAATATACAAACAGAAGAAGTTATGGAAGATAAGTTTATAGGTATTACAGAGTTGCTTAACCAGTTACGCCAACGGATCAAAGATGATATCCTTTGGGAAGAAAAACGGGACATCGTTAAGATGCTCGTTCGGCGTGTTGTCGTAAATACAACGTCTGAAGGAAGAAGTTTATCCGCGATTGTTTCAATCGAGTATACTTTCTCCCACGTTGTGAACCACACGGACAAGCGTGCAGTTTATAACTTAGGAATGGTTTATATTAAGAAGGAAGCTCTTCCAGCGTGGAGATTATCTAAATCTAGTATTTCCGAGACATCCCCTATTATATAGAAGGGAATATATCTATTACTCTTTTTTTTGGAATCTTGGAAGGATTTTTATTCCACAATGTGGAATATTATAACCCGGTGATGCATATGGGCGCAAAGAATCGACTTCGGGAAATAAGACATGAGATGATGATAGATCACTCAAAAGAAATGGCATTAATCCTTGGAATCAGTGAGCAGGCCTACAGCCGCTTAGAAAACCAACGGAATCAACCAACACTTGAAAAAGCCCTTATCTACGCGCAAAAACTTAAACGAACAGTGGACGAAATATTTTACCTTTCCCCGGAGGAATAACCTTCGGGGTTTTTATTTACCCATTAATTACCTATGCAATAATTTTGTATGGATAAGCAAGTATCTTATATGTTGTGCATACTTTCTATCATCGCACCACAAACACAACAAGGAGGTGACACATTTGGAGA